CTATGCTTCGGTAGTCAATCCATTATCGTCAATGTATCCTTCAAGCGATGTTGCTCGGTCGTTGACCGTATCAATTTCAGTTCCAAGAGAAACAACAGCAGCCTCTACAACATCCATCCGCGCGTCCCAATCAGGATCAGCAGCGACATCGGGAACGTAGGCGACAAACCCGCGCTGAACCAATGACGGGTTAATTACCGATTCGTCGGAAATGGTTTCACCAGCGATATGATATGCCTTTTTAACATCGGTGAACGCCTTTAAAACGGTATACGTTGGCATAATTTTCCTTTCAAATGGGGGACCGGTTTCCCGGCCCCCTTGTTAATCAGTCGTTACGCCAAATCCGTTTTCGAGGCTGCGACATACTGCGTCGGTGTGTACCGGCAATCCCGGATCAACGCGGCGGACACTACAACCGTCGAGGTCGTGGTGATCTTCAGCGCGATATGGTCAAAGCCGTTTTCAATATCCAACATCGAAGCGTTGACTTCGATGAACGACGTGCCTTTGAGCGTAGAGGAAACGATGGTTCCGCTTTCCGAAGCAACGGTGATGTACTGCTCGCCCGGTTCGATTGCGGTAAGAATCACCGTATCGGTGGAGAGCGTCGCAAGCACACCAGGAACGCCATACGTCGGATCATTGATGCACACGCAAAGCGCGGTCGCATCGGCGGCGTCGTTACCATCTGCTTTAAACGTGCGGGTCGCCACAACGGTAGAGGTTCCACCGGTAAAAACCAGGTCATTTATCGTCAGGACTTCGGCGGCAGCAACTGACCGCGTGGTCAAAAGCACCTGCTGGCACTTGGTGTTTGCGGTGATCGTCGCGAGTGCGCCCGTCAGCGCCGTTGCTCCTGCACCCGCCGCGCTGGTCGCCTGCATGACCTGAGCCGCTATTGCATAGGAGTCGGCAACGGTCGCCGCGCTGATAACGAACAGCGCCCGGCGGTACTTATCCATCGAAAAATATTCACCGGTCGAATTGCCGGAAGTCCTGGACAACGGAAGAAACGCCGTGTCGATTTTGAAAATGTCACTGAGGAGGTTCATACTTTTGCCTTTCTTTTGAGTGGCCGGTTATTGTCCCGGCCTTGTTATCGTTTCAGTTTATGCCGATTTCAACACGACGAACGGGCTGACGGTGGTGACACCATCCCGCAGGGTAAGCGGGGTAGTGATGAAGGGCTGGCCGTCAACGTTCCAGTACGCATAAATCCTTGTCAACCGGTTCCCCATATTGGAATACGGATTGATCATGATTGCGAGGCTGCTGCCGTCCTTGATGTAGTACCACTTCAGATCGACAAGGGCAAGGTCGCCCGTGGTCCCGAGTGCCGGGCTCTGGTCATTGAGCACAAGCGGAAAACCCATGAGCATGTTCGGCGCACCTTCGCGCGCGGAAGGTTGCCACATCGTGTTTCCGTTTGCATCTGCAAGGGTCATGAGCTGCGGAAGGGTAGTCTGTGACGCGACGAAAACCGGCGAGCCGCCGAACTTGAATTTCGCGTACATGTTCACGACATCGGTATAGGAAATCTGGCTGGCGACCGCGCGGGTATGCTCTTTAGAACCGGGGCAACCGATAACGCACAGGGGTTTCCCGACGCCTGAACCGTTCGCCCAGAAAGCGTCTTCCTCGGCCCCTAAAATCGCGCCGCGCAGGAGTTGCTGGACCAGACCGCCGACTGCCGGGGCGTTGTCCATGAGCTTGTCGGATACGTCGATGTATGCCGAAACCTGTTTAGGTTCAAGCGATACCTGTCTGATTTCCGGGTCACCAGCATCAGCAATAGCCGCATTCTCATCTATCCAGGTCACCGTCACGCCGCCGTAAATCCCCTTGCTGCCGCTCTGATTGAGAGCGTTAAGGGTGATTCTCGCGTCGGGCGGGGAACCTGCGGGGATCACGGTCGATCTCGGGCGTATGATTGCGTTGGGCATTTCGATCATGCGAATTGCTGAATCGAATTGCTCCGGGACCGCAAACCCCATGCTCTTTCCGGTTTTCATGGCTAGGTCGCGGGTTTCAAGGCCCGCGCCACCGGTTGCGACATCCTGGAGGAATTCACCGAAAGACCGAATTTCCGCCGGGTCTTTCGCGTTCTTTTCCGCAGTGGCTTTTTTCTCAATGTCCTGCGTACGAATTTCCTGGTCGATCTCTTCCTGTCTCCGCTCGCATTCGGTCGCGAGCGTCTCAAACTGCGTTTTCTCTGCGGCGGTCATGGTTTTTTCCGCGCGAGTCTCCACGGTCGCGAGCAGGGCGCGGAGTTCTTTCGCTTTCGCGGCCTTTTCACGGTTCAACTGAGCGATGTTCTTCATACAAACCCCTTTCAGTAGGTTGATGTTTTCATTTTGAGTATGTTAAGCGCCGTGGTCGCTGTGGCGGTTGTTTCGGCCTGCGCTGTTTGGGTTCTTTTTTCCTCTTCGGCTTTTGCCGATGCAATTTCCGCTGAATGGTCAACAAAATCATCTTCCACGGACCGCACGGATACCTTGCTTTGCGGATACGCCGGAAACGGGGTAGGGGATATTTCCCGCAAATCGACAACGATGAGCGTGCGGATAATGTTTTTCGGGTCCGTCTCGTCCCATTCCTGCTTGCAAATGTTGAAGCCGAAACTCATACCGTCAACGTCGCCTCGCTCAATCATTACCCCCGCGTCTTTCCCGGCATTCGTTTCGGGGAGGTCGATTTCAAACCGGAGTCCCTTTTCGTCCTCGGAAAGCCGCATGGTCTTCGCTTTGGTCGATCCCAGAACCATGTCGGAATTGTGATTCCACAGGGAGCGAACATTGTTTTCACTGAGCGATTTCTTAAACGCTCCCGACCGCACGCGCTCGCGAAAACTGCCATAGATCGGCAGCGATAATTTATCCCACAGGACGGCGTATCCGGCAATGGTCCGCTTCCCAGTATCATCGACTTTTCGTATTTCCAGATCGGAAACCTCGAAAACTGTTCTGGTAATAAGTGGCATAATCAGGCTCCTTGCGCTACGGTTTCTTTTTTAACTGGTTTTTCCGCAGGGGTAGCGGATGGAGGAGGCGGTATTTTTTCAAAATATTTCGCATTAACCATATTCATCGGATCAAGGTAAATGTCCCCTTGCGCACCTATCGGGTTTCTGTTCTCAATTTCGAGAATATCGTTCGCACTAAGCCAACCCCACTGCCGCCCTACCGCGTGCGCGGCGTATCGTTCGGAAAGTTTCCCACGGAGCAGGCCATCAAAAAGATATTAGGCGAAAAGTTCGGTTTCTCCAAACAGCTTCATCTTAAATTCCTGTTCGGAAAGGACCGCATAAGGACGGAGCGTATACGATACAAAACCAAGATTCATTTCTTCTATCCCGCTCCCCCAGGATGTCGTGCCACTCATTTCCTGAAGCAAAAACAGCGGGATATTGTAGATGCGGGCTATTTCCGCGACATCGAAGCGTCTGGTTTCCAGATATTGCGCGTCCTCGGGAGGAAGTCCGATACGGTCGAATTTTATCCCCTCTTCGAGCATCATTAACCTATGCGATTGAGACAACCCGGCGTAATTCTCGTTCATCTTTTTGACGAAAGTGGCTTCACCCGCTTCGTCGGGGAACTTCAAACCGGATAAAATACCGGCAGGATTCACGCCCTGCCCAAATGTAAGCGCCCCGAATTCCTTTGCCGCCATCGCTGCGCCTATTGTTTCCCTATGCTGCGCGATAGGGGAGAGCCAGTTGTCGAGTGAGGCGGACAGCGCAGGGAAAATTATCAGTTGCCATGGGGATAATTGCCGCATTTCACCGGTCAACGGGTCGAGAATTTCATAATAAAGTTGTTTTGTTCCGTATGTCCGCTTCGGGGTGATGCACCATGTAGGTATCGGCCAAAGAGCGATAGGATTAAACGATAAATCGTATTCAATCTCCGAAACTCCCGCGCCCCATAGGTTCTGCATGGCGTACATGAAGGAACGCCATTGAAAAGAAGTTTGTTCGGTGTTCGGCGCATCGTGTAGCAGTTTGTAAACCGGTTCGTTGCTCGCCCGGTTCTTTCCGCGCCCGGAAGGGCTGTAAACATGTAGTGGAAGCGACGCCATGACCCAGGAAATGATCTTTACAGAGGAGTAAACAGCGGAAAGAGACATCGCGGTGCGTTCATTTACAGTGGTTCCGGCTTTGGTGAGCACCCCGCCGCCCGCCGCCATAAGCCACTCTTTCGGGGTGCGCAGGTTGGAAAGGTCGATTTCCGACCGTTTTTCAGCGATTAAATTGCCTAAAAACCCCATTATTTGATCTTTTTGACGATTTTACGCGCCGGGATGGCT